GCATCTCCTTCAAGGTAACTTTGAGAGAATGAAAAGCTATCTCCTGATGTACTTTGTGAAGCTGTGACTACAGTTAAAGCTGGTACACCATCTGACACTGCTCCAAAGCCTCCAATAGTAGCGTTATCATTAGCATCTACAGTAGCAACGCCATTACCTGAGATACTGTAAGAACTACCAACTTTATCTGAGCTAGTAGCTGCTGATAATGCCTCTAGTTTTACAGTAGACATTATTGAATGATTCAGGTCTGCATATGCCGTTGGAATACCTGCAAGTAAAAGAAGCGGTAATAGTTTTTTCATTTGATTCCTACTTTGTTTTTACTATTATCTACTATCTTAGGACCATTGTTGTTACCTGTGCCACTTTTCTTGGTTCCCACGGAAATGCCGTACGAACCTAGAACTCCACTGACGAGTCCAGCCGTAAAGGCTCCATCAATCCTTACCTTGCCCATGTACCCCAAAGTCATCATTGATAAACTCCAAGTCAAAATCATAAATCGTATTGTATGGCCAAATATTTCACCCCATTCAATACCTTCCTTTTGTTCTTTTTCTTCCATAAGATACTACCCAATTGAAGACAGGATGACCACCGCTTAAGGGTAGTATGTGCCAAATTTAGCAAATACTGTTATGTTTGGAAAGTAACACACAAAATTATGTCTAAATTTTTAATTGGAATGTTTATCAAATTTGGTAAATCTGAATCTTTAAGAAAAGCAGCATTGTCACTACTCAAGGCTATGGTGGCTAAAACTGATAATGATGTTGATGATGCGATTGTAAAAATGATTGAAGAAAAATTATTTCCAGTCAAATGAACGTAAAAAAATTTCTCAACATAGAGATAGAAGAGGCACCACCAGAGTTGCAACTATCTGTAGAAATGCGTTGTAGAGAAATTATGCAAAGTAAAGATTATGACAATATAAAAAGATACTGTACACATTTAGTAAGACACCAAATGCACCAAGATGTTTTTCTTGCATCTTTACTTGGTAGATTGGTTGAACTTGAGGCCAATTTAGTAGTAAATCAAGTACGAAAAAAACCAAATATTTTAAATAAAATAAAAAAAAGATTTTTTAAGTAATTTGGTAAAGTCTTTGTTTTTCAATAACTTTTTTCATTGACCAATATCTTATAAGGGTTTCTAGTTCATCTATTCGTTTTTTGGCAGCAATAATTTTATCTTTTGTTTGCATAATCTATGAATCGTATTTATCTATGTAAGCTTGTATTTCTTTATCTGAAAAGTCCTTTACAAGTTTTTTCTTAGTTTCATCAACTTGAAAATTATGTTTTAAGATTGCTGTTTTTATATGTTCAGCAACCCAACGACCTTGTTCTGTTACAACTTGTGCTTTTCCTTTTTCGTTTATAAAAACATAATGGTCATAACCTTTTAAGGTAATGTCAAGCAACTCTTTTTCTAAGTTTGCCAAACGCATTTCTTTCAATTTTCTTAACTTGTGTGAATCACTCATAATTTGTTTTTATTCAGTTTGTTGTATGTAAACGTCTAACATAATTGACATTTTAGTTAATTTATTAATTAGGTATTTAATATTATTATTTCTTTTTTTTACCCATTTTAATTGAACACTTTGTTTTTTTTCTGTGGTTACTGTTTTATATGTTTTATTTTTGTATGTTTTATCAAACCCTTGCCATATTTCTCTGTAATTATGTTTCTCTTTTTTATCTTCAAGTTGTTTTACTAAAGTCTTTTCAAGTACCCTTATATCTTTTCTTATATCGTGAATTGCAATTAAAAAAGAATCAATATGTTTTTTTCTAGTTTCTATACCGGAGGGTGACATAAACCAATCTCCACTAGGAATTTGTTTTTTTGAGATTTTTGTTGTTGGTTTTTCTGACATAAGATAAAATAAAAAAGAAAGTTAAGAGGGTGTGAGCCCTCTTTTTTTTTAAAAAGTTTGTTCTAATTTTTTTAATTCTTGATTTTCTCGTAAATTTTCTTCAAATTTCTTTTTAAATAATTCTTGCTGTGTTTCCCATATCGGTTTATCAAGATTTGCTGTTATACAAATTTGATCAACAACTGCTTCATTAATTCTAAAAGTAAGTTTTTTTATTGCTGTAGTATTTTTTAATTCCCTAGCAACAATAATATGCATATTTTCACCTAAGTTTTTAGCAATTTCTTGTAAAGTTTCTGGTTGGTTTTCATATATATCATTAAGTTTATTTTTAGAAATATCATTTAAACGGTATGTTTTATACCAGCCAGTTTTTGCTCGACTAAAATATTCTTTTTTAGAATTATGACTATGTAGGGGAACATACTGCATCACTAAATTGGCAAATAAATGTGGCCATTTTTCTTTTTTTACATTAAAACGATTATCAATAATTTGTTCTGCATCATCAGAAGAGACACCACATGTATTTAAATTAAAGGCTGTTAATTCCATCTGTGATTGTTTTCTCCCAGCACCGTTTGATAAAATCATTGCCATTTCAAATTCAGAATTTGTCGATACAACAGTTTTGTCTACCCAAATTTTTTGTCGCATAATATTTTCCCATGTAACACCAGCAGCAGCACAAAGCATTTGTAAAGCAAGATTTCTATGCCTACCACTACCATTCGCTGGTGACTCACTTTGCCCTTGATTATTTCTAAAAAGAATAATTCTTGGTGGGATTACAAGTTTGTTAATAATATCTAAATCAGGTATTTTTGTATGTTTTAAGAACCCATAATGACCAAAAAATAATTTTTCAATGGCTTTGTAATCAATTTGTTGGTTGCCGGGGTCATTTATTTTTATTTCTGATAGTTCTTGCATTGTCATAAATGGGTGAGTACTGCCATTTAATGGCGCACATTGTACTCTTGTTCTAAATATTTCATCACTATTAGAGCAAGCATCAACAATAGCAGTTTTTTGTAATGGTCGCATTACTTTTTCAATTTTTTTTGTGAGTTTGCAGAGATTTTCATCATCCCTGTAGTCATACAGTTTTGTCTTAGACATGATTTAGTACTGGTGAAAGTTAAGAGAGTTAGAGCGAAGTTAGTTCTAACTCTTTCATTGTAGCAGAGTATAACTGTAAAACAATGTTATATTTACATTTCTATCTAAATCTGTCAGGTTTTTTACGAAATGATTTTACTTTCTTACGTTGTTTAGGGCAATCTGCACTTCTTGGTTTGTTAGAAGTTAGATGCCAGCCATTACCCTTTGGACAAGCATATGCGTATGTATGACCTTTACCAAGTCTAAACATATCTGCTGATACTGTTTTGGCATCTTTTTCATTTCGGTAACTGATCTTCTGACATTTCCAGCAGTGGTTTTGTACGATAAATCCTTTATCATCAATGTACTGTTGTAAGTCTTTTAAATCAATTCTTTTTCCCATGCGAACCGTCTTTAAAATCTTTTACAAATACTTTTTTTATTTGGTTCCAGTTGGCCTTTATCAGGTTGTTTGAAAAGTTGTTACCAGAAATTGTTTCGCAATCTTTTTCAGTAAATTCATAATTTAAGAAAAAGTTATCCCAATCTATAAAAATAGCTTTATTTGCTACTGCATTGGCATATTCAGTTGCATTATCTATGCTTTTAAAGTCATAACAACGCAATATGCTTACATACAAAATTTCTGTATTCTTTGCATATTGAATAGTTACACATTTAAATTTCGCGCCATCGAAGGTTCGTTTAACTGTCTTACCCATTAAGTCGGCATAGTCGACTACAAGCTTCTTACGATTTTTCTTGAACATCTAACTGTTTTTCGATTTCGTGTTTTTCATCAAACAGAGCATGAATCTGTTTTGATATTTTTCTTTGTATTAAAGGGTTGTCCTCTTTAAATCTTTGTTCTGTAAGTTGTTTAAGTTGTTTATCTATGTTGTAATATCTCAACTCAAGAAATTGTTGTTGATCTGATGCAACAAAGTCTGGATTCGGCTTTGTTTTACTTGCTTCAATAGTTACATCTATTGTTATGTGTTTACAAGCTTTTGGTTGTGTTACCGCTTGTTGTACTGTTATTGGAAAAGGACAAAGTTTTATCCAATCCTCAAGTGCTTTGTTTGTAAAATCTAGTCGCATTTTGGACAATTAAAATGTAAGGGTTCTTTTTGTACCATTGCTGCTAAAACCAGCATGGCCATTTTTGTTGGGGGTTGTTCATTGCTAAAAAACAAAATTTTGTCATTAGGTAAATGCAAACCTTGATTAGAAACAATAATTGAATTTTCTGCTGCAAAAGATGCACCATGGCTTTTATCTAATTGGGAAAACAAAATTCCGTCACCATATTCTTTGTTTTTACAAGTATGTGGCCTAAAATCAAACCAATCTAAATCAAAGCACTCAAGACCAAGTGCTAAATGGTCTTGAAATACTTTAACGTTAGGCGGTAGTTTAGGATTTGAAATTTTAGGTAGTGCTTTTGTCATATTTAGAAAGGTACTTCCTCTTTTTCTGTTTTCAATACAGATATTGAACCTGATACAAAAGATGAGCCATTTTTAGACATTCTGTTCCAAGCACTTACTGGTATCTTTACAACTTTTTCACCAGCGTAGTTGTCCTCGCCTTCTTGTGCTGTAATCCACTCTATAAGTGCCATTGCATCTGATAAAGTAAATTCAATATTGCCACCAAAGTCTGGTGACTTTTCTGATTTTTTATCATTATTTTCAAAGAGGACAAGACGCCCTGTAAAAAGGTTTTCGTAGGCCATAATTAAAAAGATTTAATAGGAATAATTGAGTTTGTTTCTTCCCAAGCAAGTACTTGTGGAAGTGGGTATCTGATAAGGGGAGAACCCAAAGCAGTTGCCTGTCGTGGTACTGAATACCACTCTGGACCTTCTGCTTTACCTCGCCTTGTACTTGTTCGCCACTTCTTTATGGTTCTTTGAGTAATACCATATCGTTCTGCGAGGTCTTTGGTTGATAGAAAAGGCTGGTCTTGTTCCATTACTTAAGCACCTTTATCTTGTTAACAATAAGAGTTTCTAATTGCTCTTTTTGTGTAATAGTTAGTTTACCTTGTGCAAAACGAGTTGCAATGTTTTTTTGATGGTCTGTTAATTGTTCTTTGCTTTTTGCATTTAGTATTGCATTTTTGGCAAGGCCAAAAGTTTTATCAGTATCAGATGTATTTGATATTTCTTTGACTTGTTCTCGCAAAGTTTCTATAACCTCGCCTTTATTGATCTTTTTTTCTTGCACCTTTTCTTCTTCTTCCATATTAAAATCCATATCTGTTTCAAGACCTAAAATCAACTTAATGCTGTATCTTCTTTGGTATGTAACTGCACCACCCCAGTTATGAGTTTGGTTTTTCTTAGGGTTAGCCATATCTTTTTCTGATAAAAATATTGGCAGTTCGCTTTTAATCATGCCACCACTTTTATGAATAAGTCTTGTAACTATAAGTGTTTCGCCTGTAGGACTATAGCCAAAGCCTTGAGAAATACAAAGGCCATTTTTTAAAAGTACAGGTGTTACCAAAGAAAGCATTTGCTCTAAAGGTAAATAGCTGTAACCAAAAGAACCTACACCAACTTGTTTGGTCTTACCCATTGTTGGAAATTCTGATTGTGCTTTTTGTAAAGCTGCTGCAACCGCAGCGTCTGGGTTTGTTTCTGTCATTGATTTAATTTAAAATTGTTTGATTTGTAAGCCCACATTGGCAGACTTAGTTTGCGGATTTTTTCTGAATAGCCAGACCAATATGCATCGGCATGGCAATCTTGTATAAGTCGCAGTGCTTCTTGTCTTAGGTGGTAGCCCTCGGCAAGTGCATCTTCGTCTAACTCAATAATGCTTATGGCATATGGGTAGACTTTTTCAACTGCTATAAATACAAATCGCTTTGCACCAATTACTTCTAAGTAATGAGCAGCTTGCAAGTGGTAAAGGTAGTTGGCAACTGACTTTATAAATTTGTCAGGGCTTGCATTACCCTCGCCAGTTGTTTTTAGGTCGATAATAGTATCGCCATTAATAAAGTCGCATCTTGCTT